GGTGGTTTGTTTCGGTCGGTCAGCCGTAGCCGTAGCCGTAGCCGTTGGCGTGGGGGTGCTTGACTCTGCTCCCTATCCATGAGATTATGTTCTCAGTGGGTCGGACTTCGACTCGCTACCTGTTCGGAATCCGAACAGCTACCGAAAGGCAAAAAATGACTACAGCAACAAAGGCGATTGATTTCAGCAACAAGGCTCTATCAACAGAACTCGGAAAGACAGTAAACGAGAAGGCTCTCCGTCAGTGGTTCGATAAGTCGGCATCAATGATTATCAATAAAGAACTATCTTGTCGCGGATGGTCTGCAACAGTCGCGGAGTCTGGTTCCTCAGCGATGATTGAAACTTACTCAGCGTACGTGGTTCGCGCATATCTCGCGGGCAAGTTGAAGGGTGCGGAAAATGTAACCGCTAAAGAGCTAATCACAGTCACACAGGGAATCTCCCGAAATGTGAAGGCGGGCGAGTTTAAGAAATTCCTCTCCGAGAAAAAATCATGGAAGGAATACAAGGATGCCGTGCAACCAAAGGCGAAGCGCGGGGCAGGAGCGACCAGCGCCGAGAAGGAAGAAAAGGAACTCTCAGCCGATGAGATAATTGCAAAGGCGCTCAACGCTTTCCGCGAAAGTGAAACTCACTTTATCGCTAACCTAGACGATGCGAAGATGCTCGTGAGCATCATCCAATTAGCTATCAAGAACTCAACCGAGCTTGAAGCATCGGTCAACGCTCATCCAGCGAAGGGAGTCAAGGTCAAGGCGGCGTAACGACCAAGCGAGAGAAGCCCTCTCGCCCCGAAAGGGGCGGGGGGGCTTTCTGCTGTTCGGATTCCGAACACCCGCGCCCAAAAAAATCGGGCGCGAAAATCGCGCCAAGTTTGTGTCGGAGAGTTTGTGTTGGAACGGTTTGTGTTGAGGGTTGGTTTGTGTCGGCGAGGTCAGCCGTAATCGCAATTCTGCTCTAATCCAGCCATAGGCGGTATTCATGCTCTAATCGCTTTCCATGCCTTAACAAGTTCTCCCCGCCTGAACGGTTTGTGTCGGCGAGGACAGCCACAAGCGCGATTCGCCGAGTTCAGCCATAGGCGGTACAGCCCTTGACTCTAACCCTGAGAAGCCCTAGAATAGTGCCAATGAGAACAACCCTGTCCTCATTTATCGGTGTTCGGATTCCGAACACTTACTATCCGAAAGGTAGCCATGTTCATAACTACACTAGATATACTCGCAGTAATGATTGCGCTCGTAGTATCTATCACGCTAGTAGTCACAACGGCTCTAGCAAACGCAAGAATCACTCGTTCACGCGATGAGTGGCGCACCGCTTACTATACCCTCAAGGGTCGTGAGTAATCATGACCGCCTCACCACACACTCTAGCTGCGGGTCGTGCTAAGACTCGCCTAGTCAATGCTCATAAAGAAGAATATGACCGTTACTACCAAGCCGAACTCAACCGAGTCGGCATCCAAACACGCAAGCAAATTACGGAAGAAAGGTACGGTAAGGCAGATGCCTGATACCATTTACGCCACCACCGGATTCGGATACATCGGCATAGATGTATGCGAGTCATGCTACAAGCCTAATCATATCTTCGTAGATTCTAACTTTAAGCGTGTATTCTGCGCTTCTTGCCACAGTGAGTACGGAGATACTTTCGATAACTTACCTGTTCGGATTCCGAACACTGAAACTCACGATATCATGAATCAGAATCTCTACACCTGCGCGGTCTGCGAACTTCCAGGAATTGAAGATGACCATCGTTGGGGATTGGTAGAAGCTAAGTTATCCGACAATGAAACTGTAGTAAGGGCACACAGCCGTTGCTCTCGTATCATATGCGGTGAGTGCAATATCGTACACGCCATTTTGCATAACCGAGAGTGGCGCCGTTCAACCACTTACTTCATACCTTATAACCAATTCACAGCAACAACATCTATAGAAGGGCATGACTACTGTGACTTATGTACTGCAAAATTCTGGCAAGAAAACGATGAATCAGACTACTTTGAGTGTGAGTGTTGCGAGTGGCTCACTCATTTCGATAACAGTGGTTGGTTTGACGGAACCCGATACTGCAACAGTTGCATCGAGAACAACGTCTTTAACTGTGGAGAGTGTGACGAGCTATGCTGGGAAGGTAACGACCACTACTGCGAGAATGACGAAGATGAAGGTGAATCTCTCATCCATAGTTACTCGTACCGCCCCTCTCCATACTTCTTCGGAGAAGGTCAATACCATTTCGGCTTCGAGCTAGAAGTAGAGGCTCGCGGTAATGGGCGCTACTCTGGCGCTCAGATTGCTCAGAATAGTCTGGGTGGTCACGCCTATCTCAAAGAGGATGGCTCTCTCTCGGATGGTTTCGAGATAGTCACTCACCCACACACCCTAGAAAAGTATCACACCGACTTCAATTGGAGCGTGTTAGACACTCTCAAGGATAGTGGATACCGCTCATGGAATACTCGCACCTGCGGGCTTCATGTGCATATCTCACGCACTGCCTTCGGCGATGCTGGTGTTACATGGAGTCGCTCACTTTCGAGTAGCCAAAGGTCGCAATTCATACTCAAGCGACAGTCGCATGAGCTTCGGTTCATGAAACTTATCTATGATAATCAACGCCAAGTGGAGCGTATTGCTGGGCGTAGTAACAATAGCTATGCCACCTTCTCAGATAAGGGCAACCTAGTGCGGAAGGTCAAAGAAGGCTATCAAGGCAACGGCAGGTACTCTGCTATCAACACTGAGAATGACGACACTATTGAAGTGCGCGTGTTCAAGGGTTCACTTCGTAAAGAGCGGGTTCTATCTGCGATAGAGTTCGTTCATGCCGTAGTCGAATACACCCGCGATGTAAAGGTGAGTAGCAAGAACCACGCCTTATCATGGCTCAAGTTCACAGGATATGTATCAGAAAAAGCTGAGCTATATCCAAACCTAGTAACAATCATGAGCGAATCGTTCGCTAATGAAACACCTAACCATGTCGACGAAGACTAAGTGTTCGGAATCCGAACAGAAGGAGTAAGCTAATGTGTATGTTATGCGTAGTACCACCCAATGTAATTCCGTCACGCGAGAAGCTAGAGAATTCAGCTCTCAATAATCCACACGGATTCGGATTCGCTATCGTTATTCCTAGCGAGAAGCGTATCCATGTCGAGCGTACGATGAACGCCGACACTTCCATTAACCGCTTTATCGAGATGCGTGGCAAGTATCCAGAAGGTTACGCCATGTGGCATGCTAGATTCGCCACTCATGGCACGACTACTGTGGACAACTGCCACCCATTTAAGGTAGGTAGCGATTCTCGTACCTATCTCGCACACAATGGCATCCTGCCTATCATAGAGCCTAAAGGAGATAGTCGTAGCGATACGCGTATTTTCGCAGAGGATTTACTTCCCACTATCGGTGGCGTTGCCTCACTAGATAATATGCAGGTGCAGAATCTCATCGAAGATTTCACCACTGGCTCTAAGGTCTGCATACTTACTGTGCATCCTGACGCTAAGTATCAGTGCTACCTATTCCACAAGGAGAAGGGTTGGGAAGATGATTCAGGCGTGTGGTGGTCTAACGACTCATGCTATCTAGCTAAGCCTTACTCATACAAGTCTACCAATGATAACAAGTGGTTCTCGGCTAAGCCTCTTGACTTCATCACTCAAAAAGAAGATGACTACTATGATTGCAAAGTATGTAATTTAGTAGTATCAGAAGATGAGTTATTCGAGTCTGGACTAGGCAACGACTACTGCCCTCAGTGTAGCTCTTGCTATCAGTGCTATGCTCACATGGCTGACGACCTTTGCTACAAGGGTAGCGATTCCGATGCTAAGTGGTGGACTAAGCAGGGCGGAGCGTGGGATTGGTGAGTAAGAATCATAACCCTGTACCGCCTACGCCGTTCTATTACGGCAAGAGGGCTGAACTATTCCTGCACGATGCTGAACAAGCATTATTGCAGGGAGATACAACTAAACACGCACATCTTATGCTCCGAGCCACGGAGTATGAGCAACTAGCGGGGTTCCTGCCCCGCGAGGAAGGTACTGATGACTAAATATAAAGAAGCTAACTGCTGCAAGTGTCTTGGTGAGTTACTGGTGCCAATACGCGACAACAGTGGTGACTTCTACTGCAATTCGTGTGCTTGGTCTAAGGTCGGTGGGTGTTCGGATTCCGAACACTCACTGATTGAGGAGTAGGCTTATGAGTCTTAGCAAACATAATCCGGATTTCTCTGCTTATGGTTCATGTTCTAATCCAGATGAACAATACGACCCTGAGTGGTGGTTTCCAGAAGAAAAACCAGGACGCGTCACATGGTCGCGTACTTATGAAGCTAACACTGCTCGTAATATATGCAAGTCATGTCCGATACTGGTAGAGTGTAGGGACTATGCTCTCCAGTATCATGGAATCACTGGCATATGGGGCGGTATGGACAGACACGAAAGGCGTGAAATGCAAATACAACTAGGGATAACTCCAACCTCATGGGAGATGAGTTATCCGAACCCGATATGGGAGAACACAGCACATGGACAAGGATGATTGGGACCACTTCACTGGAAGTGTATCCGAGCAACTTTTGCTCATGTTCTGGACTGCGCTATTTACATTAGGTGGCGTAGGCTTTATACTAATGCTCGCACTGTAAGTGTTCGGATTCCGAACACTCACCCGAATAGAAAGAAATAAAAATGGCTAAATATAATGTAGAAGTACAGTTATCAGGAGAAGACGGCAACGCCTTCTCCGTCATGGCTCGTGTGCAACGCGCACTCAAGCAAGCAGGTGCAACACCAGAAGAAATCAAGCAATACCAAGAGGAATCTATGAGCGGGGATTATGATAATCTCCTGCTCGTGGCAAGCCAATGGGTAAAGGTTGCGTAATGAGTGAACCGCGTTATCTCGAAGGAGATGACATAGCACTGGGTATAAATCAGGGGTGCGATGCGTGTGAGGAGCCAGAAGATGACTGCTCATGCGCTAGCACCGCTATACCCGATAGACTGGAGGAGATGTATGACGACTTTTAGCATCTCTGTAAAAGTTAAGCCAGACATAGAACCACCGTTATCAGACGATGATATATTAAACTATATCTGGCTCACATTAGAAACAGGAAATGTGCTAAGTGTTACCAACTTAGTACGCGATTACTAACTGTTCGGATTCCGAACACTTACGCCCCTCATCGCTTCGGCGGTGGGGGGCTTTTTAATGCCTATTTTTTGTACCAGCCATCGCCAGTCTTATGCTGGCACGGACAACCCTTGCACTGGTCATGCAACCCTATCGCCCAATATAGGTCGCCAACCTTATTGGCGTTACCGCCAGCTTTACACTTATCGCATATCATTTCTTATCCTTAACCACATCAAATGGGGTTTTCTTTTTTTCTGCAGCACGGCGAGCCTCACGATTAGTCGGCTCGGCAGAAGTTTGTGTTGGATAGACTTTGGCGTCATCGTCGCTAGGCTCTGCAAAGTCAGGAGCGAACATAGCAGCAGACTGAACAAGGTCAATGTACTGGTGGTATAGGTCAATGAAAATTGACACCTGACTTAGCAGGTTGTTAGTCATTGTTTCTACATCTTCGAGGAGTTTAATATCGTCCTCATGTAGAATATCAATCCAAGTCTTCTCTTCCATCTTCTTCTGAAACGCTTGATAGGTCGTCACTACTTCCTGTATCTTCATTATTCTGGTCATTGACTTGCTCCTCTGTATAGTCACGTTCTCTGCGTGGGCGTTGCCCACCGAGAAAGTTAAGTAAGTTATTCACTGCACGATTCACACGCATACGAGATGCATCCTCAGTAATATCAAGTTCCTTAGCAAGAGTTACATTGTCGCAACCATCACCGAATCTTAGATATACAATCGTTAGTTGTTCATGCGTTAAACGAGCCAAAGCGCGTTCTATATCAGCCATCATAGCGAACCAGTTACCACCCTCAGAGGCAACTTTCTTGCTATTGGTGAATCCTAAATCGCTCATAGAAGGAGCAACTCTATCTCCACGCAAGACTGCTGGCAGTAACGCTTCTACAATCTCACGGTCATAGTAGTAGTTATCTTCAACCTTGTAGCCTACAGCCTGAGCCTTTTGCTTCTGGCAATAGTCCTTAGCCGCATTACGCAGTGACCTAGCAATCAGCTTGATAGACTGCTTACCTTCTAACTGCTCCCATGTCTTAACCTTGTTAGGATGCTCCAGGAACCATATCCATAGCTCCTGACGAATATCATCAGCATCGCACATGTGATACTTGCGTGAATATTCGTAGGCAATAGCACCAACTACACCTGCGTAAGTTTCAGTTTCTACTACCACTTGAAGGTCTTTCCATCAACAGTAAATGAATTGTTAATGATAGGAACTAACTGTGGCGTTACGTTCTTACCGTCAACATGCAAGATACCAAAGCCCTGTTGCCATGTGAATAGCCCAGCCTTGATGTACTTTGCATTACGATAATCCATCAGGTTTCCAAGTTCCATACCCCAAATGGTCTTAGGCTTACCACCACGATATGTCTGAGTCTGATGTGTCAGACCCATGCGGTGCGTGTGACCACATACCACGGACATCCCTGAGCGCTTTGCAAGCCCTAAGGCAGTAGCTCCAGCAGTCGGTTGTACATTTCCTTCGTCACCATGCATAAGCAACCAGCCAGGGGCTAGTTCATATGGGTCAGTATGATATTGAATCTCAAGTTCATCTAGACCAAGAAAGTTTTCTAACTGTAACTCAGGCAAACCAAGAAGTCCTGGCACTCTCATAGCCACAGTGTTGAACAAGCGGTCAGTATGATTACTACGCACCATGTGTTCAATGGTAAGGTCATACAACACTTGTCGAGTAAGGTCACGGTCACGACCAATGGAGCGTTCATACTCTAGTTCAGTACCTTTACTCCATTTACTGATTGTCTGCATATCCATTTCATCTCCACAAGAGACGACTGTCTCAGGTTGATACCATTGGATAAACTTAGCCACTGCTTTAGTGGCTGCTACATCGTGATACGGGACCTGCAAGTCGGAAATGCAAACTATATTTTTCATGGCTTCTTTTTCGTCGCTCTCTTTTTGGCTGGTGCTTTCTTGGCACGTCGCTTGTTTTCTAAAGCAACGTTCTCGCTCTTCTTGAGCACACGAAGATTAGAAATACGGTCATCACCTGCACGACCTTTGTTATTCTTGTGGTCTACTTCTGAATCTTTTGGTAAGGTTTTTCCTGTGGCTTTTTCATAATCCACGCGAGCCTTATTGCTAGAAGTAGTAACGGTAGTACCATCTTTTTTCTTACGCTTGAAGACATATATTGCTCTTCCACCATTCTGTTTGCTTCCCTTGTAGGGTCCGAATATTTTCATTCTGTTGGCCATTTACCTTTCAGTACGAGTATAGAAATTATAGCATAGTTAGCTAAATCACGGAAGGAATCCTCAAGGGATTCATGCGCTGGCGTGTCGTGACGATTGCTATCAGTCAAATGATTGATGCGAGCCAGCTTGTCGTGCATACGCACACGTAGTCCATTGATAGGACCACCAGGAGCTAGAGAGATGTTAGTCGGTCCATAGTCACGATGCTTAGACAACAGTAAGTTGTTCAGCTCATCTGATACTTCCCAGACATCCAACTCTAGTTGAGAAGGTTCATAGTCATCCATATCAGATACGTTAAAACCATTGTACAGCACTGCTTTTACGCGACCCATTTCACTTTTTTCCATTCTCTCGTAACATCCTTTCGATGTTCTTGATTCCAATATCTGCTTCCTCAAGTACAATAGACTCCTGAATAAAGTCATCTAGTTCATCACTAGAGGCATTGACAAAAAGGAAAGCTGTGTCCTGTACCAGTTGGTATACTTCTTCTAAATCCCCATGATTTGCTGCATCAGATATAATCTGGAAGAATCTAAATAAGTCAAAAGAATGCTTAGGTGTTACCTTTACATCCCATGTGAACTCAACGCCACAGTGGTCAAGAAAATCAAATATATCAGTGGTGGAATAGTCACACTCTTCTGTATCACAGTGGACTAATCCATCCTTATCAGGAAACAACATCGATAACACTTCCAATCTTTTGTTGGAAGAATTCTACACCATATTTTAAATACATGCTGTTTACATCCTCACCGTCTGGCATCTGAACAGTCACTAGGTTTCCTAATTCCTTAGCAAGATGCTTAGAGAAATCAGTACCGGCGCTATCACCATCAGCGAAAAGAAAAACCTTGTCAAAATCCGCGAGTAAGCGTGTGTAGTGTTTCTTCCAGTTGTTGACTCCTGGCACTCCCACCGAAGGTATATTACAAGCCATATCAAGCGTAATGGTATCAATTTCACCTTCACAGATAGAAATATATGAGGAGGCTCGGAAGAACGCACCCACGTTGTATAGATGCGTGGTAGCACCTGTGAGACCCATGTACTTTGGCTCTGATAAGTCCATGGAACGAAACCTAAGGTCAACCACCCCTGAACGCGTGATGTATGGAATTGCCAAACGGTTGGTGTAGTTTTCATGACCCGTTAGCGGTTCTAGAACGACGCCCAATCGAGCGCGTGTTGCCTGTTCCAGAGTTATTCCCCGTTCTGCGAGATAGTCCTCCGCTTCGTGCAGAGCGCTGTGGTAAAACTTTGCCGCTCTGGTTAAAGATTCCCTCTGCGATATTGATTGCTTCACGAAATTCAACTCCTTCTTTCTGCATAATTATAGCATACCCATCGCCCTTCATCTGGCAAGCAAAACAACAGAAAGCATTATCATCTCTCGTTGCTGATGCAGATGCGTGACTATCACTATGGAAAGGACACTTCATTCCAAACCAACCACGTCGAGTTGGAACATTAGCGCCATAGTATTCTAAGATAACTGCTATATCGGGTTTATCATACTTCACTTGTCTAGAACCTTTCTAAGCAAATCAATCCATACATGTACAGGCATAGTAGCATACCAATCTCCAGGATTACCCCGTCCCTTTCGCTTGTGCACTACTACGCCTGTCCACGCCTTGTCGTTAGCCATCTCGACTATCAACTCTTCTACCCACCCTGCTAAATCCATCTTAGCATGGTTCTTTATCTCAATGGTGACTCCAGGGATACCAGAGATATCACCTTTGTCGAGGGTCGCGCCAGCAAGTCTACGGTCTACATATGGAAACCATTCCTTAAGGTATTTTACTACATCTCGTTCGGCTCCTGCACCCTTAGCCTTGGCAGCGCGACCACCCATTACTTAGTACCAGCCGTGACGGTCATGGAAGGCTAACGCCTTCGTCGGAGTTCCGTAACGGTGTTGGATATATTTCAATCCTAATTCAATCTGACGTACCATAGGAGTCTTCTCATCCATGTTTAACATCTGAGGGATTCCGTAGGCGCTTGAGCGCGGGTTATCTGCTGTATAATCCCAGCGAGATTCCTTGTTCCATAGAGTAAAGAGTGCATTCCACTCATGCTTACTCTTGTAAATAGCCATTGCTTTTTGCTCACCAATCATTTTAGCTAGTCGCTTCATATCGGATAGCGATACATTACCTTTGCTTACGTACTCGCACTTCTGCTTTAGTTCTTTCACGAGGGGCTGTTCTCGATGGAACATCGCACCCACAGCGTGAGGCAAAGTGCCCACAAAGACTACAATAGCCATTATCCAAGCGTATGTTGTTAGTTTCATTATTACTCCTCAATTGGGGCAGTTGCCTGTGTTCCACAGTCAGCACACTCCATATCTAGAAAATACATGCTGATAGTACCACACTCATCGAATGATACTTTCAGGTTCCATATGAAACTCCCACAGATGCACACAGTGGTAGGTTCACCACGTATGTCCATCGCCCTTGTATAATCTGGTTTTAGTTCAGTTATATGTTTAGTCATCATCTTCCCACTCATCAGGGTCTACCGTAGTGGTAGGAAGGCCCCAATCAGGGTCTGGAATGATAGGGTCAAAGATGCTCATTTTAACCTTTCAGCGATGTCAGAGACATCCATATATTCGGGGTTAAAGTTCAACCAATAGGCAGTATTGCCTGATGGGTCTGCCTTACCGTAACGGTTCTTCACTGGTGCTATGGCGATAAAGCCAGGAGCATCAGTACCCACGGTACAGATAAGAGCAGGTAACTGTGCAACCATGCCCTGCAAAGCAGAGCGTGGCTGGCACGGTGTACCTGTGTAGGACTCCTTCGTATGATGGAGTACCACAACAGCAGCGTTGGTATCTCTTGCGAGATATTTTAGTTCTTTTAGAGTTGAGCGCATGTTCGCAAACTCTTCTCCGCCATCGTTAGCAATATCCATAAGGTTATCAATAACGATAAGAGTAGGCGAACAGCCCCACAACTCTTCGAAAGCAGATACTTCTTGGTCAAGGTCATCAAGCGTTGGGCTTGACTCGAATGACCAGAAGATATGCCCCGAGTTCTCATTTATGGTCTTACGACTACCAGCAACATCATTCTCAAGCAGGTGTTCTGCCTCAGTCTGTGGCTTACCAGTAATCATAGATAGCAGGCGCATAGCCATAGTGTGAGCATTGGTATCAGCACTCACGTATAGTGTAGGAACCTTAGCACGAAGTGCTAGAGCTAAAGCAACGGAAGACTTGCCAGCACCGGGAGTACCAGCAATCATCGATATCTCGGCACGTCGAAATACGATTTTGTTAATATCAAAGGTACGAAAGACAGTTGGTAGCGGTTCGCCACCTATGTCCTTCGAGCCTACGGCGCGGGCAAGTGTTCTCATTCTTTAGAAACTATTCCATTCAGGGTCGTTACGACGAAGCCATACTGGTTCGCACTGGTCGGGAGTTCCCTTTGGTGAAGGGCACATATACGCCTTCCAAGGACCCTTAGCACCAGAACCTGTACGCTGTGACATCATGCCATGCTTACAGGACTTGCCAGTTGGTCCTACGGTAGACGCAGGAGTTTGTGTTGGATGAGCAGTATGGTCTACCTGTGCGTTAGGAAACGCTGCACGGATATTCTCAACCGCTTGTGATGCGTTAGTAGGTGAGCCAATAAGTGACTTACCCATCTCTGTTAATAGGTCTTGGGATTCTTGTACCCCGACCACCGATTCAAGTGCCTCACAAAAACCTGCGTAAGTCTCAGATGCGACTACGAAGATTCTGCCGTCAGGCAACTTGCTACTGACTTGGAAATTACCAGTCATTAGTTTTTCTCCTTTTCTTGTTCATGTTTGAACCCTATATCTTCCACTGCATCCACCATATCATCAATGGTTCGGATTAGTGGGACTATGCTACTAAGAAACGTGTCCATTAACGTACTTGCAGGATGATATCACACCGCATCTACCACAGTTGGACAAGTTAGGCAGGAAGATTGTTTCCTTTCGTGCCTTATCAAAAGTATTGAGGATATCCTCTACGCGCTCAGGGTGTAGGTTATCAAGGCTCCAAGTAGTGATATGACCAGTACGTGCATCCCAGAAACCCGCTCTGTGAACGGAAATCCCTTGCTTCTGCAGGGCCCACGCATAGACCGCTAGTTGCAAAGGATGCTTCTGGGATGACGCACCTGTTTTGATATCGATGAGCACCCGATTCCCATCGAAGTCGACCATAACGCGGTCAATTGCCATCTTGACTGTCGCATCATCTATCTCTATCTCGTACTGCTTTTCAACAAAATCTTCATAGACTGACCACCCATTGTGGCGTAACTTAGCCCAGTTCTCTAGCATCCAGCGACCTTCGCCGTACCACCAAGACATGTCTTCTTTCTTGGCATACTGCCAGTACTGCATATCGCCGTGAAGTGCTTCATCGGCTTGTACGGTTTCAAACCATGCCTTGTTCCATAGTTCATCAAGGTAGGCAGAGTCTAGGTTAAGGACACCTGAATTATCGTAGTATTCAGTGGCTAGGTGGACAGCAGTGCCTCCAGTAAACCACACAGCATGAGGTTCGGTAACGCCCTCAATCTTAGTTAAATAATACTTCCAGCCACATTCTTGCCATGTACTGAAAGAGGAATAGGAAATATGCTTAGGTAATTCGTTCATGGTTAAAGTGTACCACACCCACATGGTTCAGTGTAGTTAAACTCGCAGAAGTAACACCCCATAAAATCACCACATTTTTTGCAGATATATTTGAATTGAGCTTCTTCACAACAGTAGTGCATTTCATCAAGGATGATGTAGTCCTTGGTTTCATCTATTTTTCTAGTCATACCCCAACCCTACCATACGGGTTTCTTAAATCCTGCCTGAATCCGGATTTTAAGAAACGCCCCCCTACCCCCCAAAAAAAAGATTGGTGGTTCAGGGGAGCGATGCTGTATTCAGGCATTTGCCGTCATCCATCATTTGAAGTTTCCGCCCCACGGTTTCCCGCCCCACTATGCTACACTATGAATCTCATTTAGGAGGATTAATGGCTACATACGATTACGAGTGTCCTGGGGATGAACAAATCATTACTATCACCCGTGGAATGACCGAACCAGAGGGCGTGTACCACTGCCCTATCTGTGGAGATAAGCTACGCCGTATCTACAATCCTGCACCAGTTAAGTTTAACACTGGTGGATTCTACTCAACAGGCGGATAAACAGAAAAAACCCCCCATCTTAGTATTTCTACTAAAACAGGGGGTTGTCTGGTAGGCAGAGCCTACTTGGTTAAACCAAATTCCTTTGCTGACTTGTCGAAGTACTTAGCAGCAGGTCCAACAAAGCCAGCGATGAAGGCGTAAGCCAACTTCTTTGGGTCTGTTTCTCCTGCCATGTACATAGCAACGACTGCTGCACCTGCAGCACGAGCATAGGTAAGTCCTACTTGCTTGAGTGTCTTGATATCCATGGTTCTCCTTTATCCGTCTTTATGACTTAAAGACAGGCTTGCCAAATCCTACCACAGTTACCGCCTGAGAGCGACGTAACTTGCTGCCATTCTTCTTCTTAAATGCACGAACCTTGAGGCATACTTGACCACCGTTACGCTGGTCGCCCTTCTTATCTGGGGCAGTGTTGCCTTCGATGCAGGTTACTGTGCCATCTCCGTTATCCTTAACTACAATCCCAATATGTGAGATACGGTCTACACCGTCGTTAGGGAAGTCAAAGAAGACGATATCGCCTGGAAGTGGGGTCGCTGTGTCGCTAGCAAGTTCCCACTGCTTCTTCTTCTCGAAAGCTTTCGCACCAGAAACGGTTGATACGCAGTTAGGAATCTTGAGTCCTACTTCGTTAGCACACCAGTTGACGAAAGAGCCACACCAAGGCAGGAAGTTAGCTTTAGTGAATGCTCCGTACTTGGTTTCGTTATCTTTCGGTCCTTCAATTACTCCGAGTTCACCCTTTGCTACAGCAATAAAGTCTGCTCTTTGTCCCATTATTCACTCGCTTTCTTGTCAACCTTTGCGAAGGCTGCATTGATTTCTTCTGATGTTAGGCTTCCATCTGCAAGATAGAAACGTGCTAGAGCTTCTAGGACTCGGGCTGCACCAAGAGCACCAGCAAGCACTGCTGCCTGCCATACCTCAATACCGACTAGAGAACCTGCTCCAATAACTCCAAGAGATTCTGCTGCGATTACAGCAAAGATTCTCATCATTACATTCTTGAATGTATCCATTATTCGTCCTTCGGGTTGCGTAGTTTGAAGGTCACTGCCCAGATAATTGTTGAGGCTACGATTGCATACCCAACGATTGTCTTGGCAGAACCATCAAGGACTACCCAGGCGATAAACATGCCCAGGAGAGTCCAGAGTTGATTTGCTATGTCTGAAAAGAAGTTCTTCATGAATTCCTCCGATACGTGGCTGCACCTGCAGCGGCGGTGACTGCGGCTTGAGCCGCGATTTGTCCCACGATAACGGCAGCTACAACGGTCTTTTCGGCCTCTGCGCGCTCTTCTGGGCTCATATCAGCACCAATGCTTCCTAGGGCTAGGAGAGCCTGTGCTGGGTCTGTAAATAGGGCATTGAGGAGTTCTGCGGGATTTTCCAGAACCAACAATGCAGCAGCAACTTCTGCTGTAATAATAACTTCGTTTCCGTTCTCATCCTGACGAACTTCAACTGGTGTTTCGGGTGGTAAATCTGAGTATGTAAGACCAGCATCAAAAATTGCCTGTGCCGACACGGGCTCTCCAGCTGCTTCTTCGATGAGGGCTTGTGCTACAATTTCCTTTTCTTCATCAGTAACAGGAGGTTCATCATGTGGCAAAGGTTCATCAAGGTCTACAACAGGTTCCGTTGGTGGCTCTATCTCAAGGTCTGGAAGTGAGTCATCTACGACTGGTTCCTCCTCCAGAGGAGCAGGCTCCAAAGGTAACTCTGGTTCCAGTTCGGGCTCGGGCTCTAATTCAAGAATTGGCTCTTGCTCATCAACTGGCTCTGGATTTGGAAGAGGAACTTCTTCAGGGTCTAGACCAGGGTCTTCAGTTAAAACAGGCTCTGGCTCAGGAACTAAAACTGGCTCGGGTTGAGGCACAGGAATTGGCATCGGTATTGGCTCGGGTTGCAACACTGGCTCTGATACTGGAAGAGGATTAACAGGTGGAATTTCTATTGGGGCTGTTGGCGTTTCTGACGGGATGGTTTGCGTGTTGGATTCAGATGTCGAAGTCTGAGTATCGTCAATCAGAACAGTTGGAGAATCATTTACGGGAGTGTCGGTTTCGGGAGAAACCACAGTATGAGTCTCAGTGGGATTATCGACAACAGTAATTAGTTTTGGGGCAGGACTGTAGACCGCTTCTGGAACAACAGTCCAATCTCCAGTAGGTAGTTTCCAACGTAGCTGAATAACTGCACCACCACCGTTTTCATAATACCAAACGGTAATCGGTAGTGACTGGTTAGGTACCAACTGATACGGATAAACTTCACCCCAAGTACCTTTGTCGTACCACTCATTAATAACAGTAGAACCGTCAATGATTACGATACAGCCGTCATCTGCTAGACACTGCAAGTCTGCAGTACCAGATTCAGTAACGGTTATGTATCCCTCATACTTAACAACAAAGTCTTCGTATAATCCAGGCATAGGGTATGAGTCGAAGTCTTGGTCTACCGTTGCAACTGGAATACTAAACACCATTGGTGTATCAGGTGGGATAGGTGGGGCATTATTGTAAAGATTATCTTCTGTATAGTTATCGTAGAAGTAAGCCTGTAGCCCCATGTTAGCTTGGGCTTGTGGCATGAAGAAAAACGATGTACCAAATAGGATGAAAAATACTGCTAGTTTACTTGCTTTCTTTCTCGCACAATAGGAGATAGATTTGGTCAACTCGGGATTCCAATCGATTAACTTGGTCTTTCACGGAACCGCCCCCGTTTGGCTTTAATTCAGCCAGATAGTGCTTAACTAACCATCGTACTGCAGCAGAGAATCCGCCCAGTATTGTCATAACGGCTACAATCAGTGCAGCCCAATCTGTAGCGTTCATTATAAGATAGTCCTGACTGTGATAAGGAGCACACCGCCGAATCCAGAGAAGTTACCGGATGGTGGTGTCTTGCGAGAGAAAGTAATTCTTTCAATGACTGCTTGTACGCGCTCATTGGTTGTAAAGTCTTGTACATTGATGATGTCACCAATTGCTTCAAGGTTCTCTAAAGTTTCAATACGCTCCCACGCACGACCATCATATCCAGTCTTGACATTGTATCGGTCAGTTTCTACGTCGAAGCACCAGACAGGAAACTGAATCAATCTCTGTCTCTTGGTGGCAGGTAGAGCCTTTGCTTGGTAGCCCTTAAAGATAGGGCCTTGGCTGGTATTGGTTGCGCTGCGTGAGAGCGTAAACTTGTATGATACGAACTCCTGAGCACCCTCTGGACTTGTTGTTGCAGCCTCTGGAGAGCCAGTAGCAGAGTTGTATGTGATAACGTTAAAGCTATTGCCGTTATCTGAAATGATTGATATATCCATAGCTCCATTAGAGTATTCTCCACGAGCACGGACAAACTTATAATGCTTAGGCTCAAGTGTGCTATAACGAATAGCACCAGTAGTCAAGTAACCTGACGATACAAGAGTATCTGCTGACTCAAGACATATGCTTCCTGGCCTATTAGCTTTGGCAAAACTGGAAGATACTGCAGTAGATGAGATATTTGTATTAGTTTTAGCGTAGGTAAATGTAGTTG